TTGCTCCTATGTATAATGTGAAAGCAGGACACGGACATCATGCCCTGCATGGTTCCTGCTTATGAGAATATCCTTGAGAGATACCCAAACAAGTTTTTCATCTTCCTTCCAGGAAGGTTAGACTCAATCACGAACTGACGCATCAGTCGCATTTGATGCCTGAATTCAGATCTAGGTTGCCCAAGATCCCAGACTACAATATCCTCACCAGAGGATCTAATGGTACCCATGTAACATCCTTTACGGATGACTTTGTTACCAAACCCCTCACGTACCCATTGTCCTGGGTGTAATGAGAGACCGCTTGTTGCACTCTGTCCTTGGACAGCAGTGATAGAGTTTAAATATTGCATATATACTCCGTAATGCAATTACGCATGGTTGATGTTTGCACCACGCTGACTACCATGCAAGTCAACGTGATGCTTATATAATAACATGACGATTTTCATAATGTCAAGTTAAAAAGGACACGTAGTGTCATCTGGTTCGTCAAGATTCCAGATTGGATCACAGCACATACCCGTCATCAGGAATTCTCTTTCACTTGCACTCAAGCTTGGAAAGGCATCCTGGATCAAAGATCCACCATTGTAATCCATAACATTCTGGTTGTCTACAACCATCTCGTGATACTTACCACTCCTGCAATATCCACTCAAGCATACAGTGTCATCTGTTACAGCGTGAATGTGAACATTCGGTGTGTGAATGTAACGTCCTATCATAATATCATGCTCCTAATTGAAGTGTCAAGTTAATTATTTGTCTTGTTCCAAGACCACTTGTTGATAGCAAACTGGTTACGAGTACGAAAGGCACCCGTCTGTCTGCATTTGTCTGATGTTGGTACCTTTACTGGTACCAAAGCGTCAATATTGATACCTTGTTTTGCAAGCTTTTCACGTTGTGTCATATTATGCTCCTATTTGACGTAAGAAGTTTTGGTATACCAAATACTCATTGCATATACCTTGTTGATCAACCGTATGGTTGTTGCTATTTCTCCATAGCACGAGAAGCATGTTCTGCTTCCTTTTAAAGAAAATTTCTTTTTCTTTTATTTCCCTAACTAATTGTTTAAAGGGACTAACGTAGTTAGCTAGGTATCCCATGTGTGCTCCTATGTTGTTGTTGTTTTGATATTGAAAATATCACAGATAACTTGGTCAGTCAGACTCGTGTATATGTGATACCTTCAGTATATCATTGGTTAAAATCAAGTGTCAAGTTATTTTTCCAGTTTCCCTGAAACTGTTGCTTCACCTATACATTGATGTAGTTTGTTTTGTGCATCATCCATGTAGGAATCTACGAGAAACAGAGTTCTGTTTTCACATGTGTTCCTAGCTTCTTTGATGATCTTGTGTAGTTCTTTGAACTCTTGGTTGATTGCGATTAATTCCGATATTTGCATATTTGCTCCTTGTGCATGTGTTATACTTTCATGATCTCATGAGGAAAATCAAATGTCAAGTATTATTTTTCAAACTATGTTTGCATTCATTTTTGGGAACTAGACTCCCAACATGGTGGCACAGAAGTTGCAACGTGTGGGCATGTGTACGCATGTGTGCGATCAAGCGTGTGTGCGTGTGTATGCTCATGTGTGTACGTGTGTGTCCATGTGTGTGAGTGTGTGCACCCAAGCATACCTGAGTATGCCTGAGTGAGTGTGTATGAGCCTAGAAAAGCTCAGAGTTAGCAAGACCATTAAAATGCTCTTCTAAGAGCATATCGTCAAAACTATTTTCCACTTCTACGAAGTGTTGGGCTTCAGCGAGTGCTTGAGCACTAACAGTCTGTGACCGAAGGTCATTCATGCGTTTGACAAACTCCTTGGAGTCTGTGATGGGCTTAGGATTTCTGAGATGTGACATAGCAATACTCCGTATTGAGATTATTTGTTGTGTCTCGACAATCGAAACGCTTACTAAAGTAAACTATGGTATCCTAAGTGTCAAGTGTTTTTTTTAAGTATATTTTTAATACCGTAGGTATTACTTAGGTAACTTGAGTCGTGTATACTTATGCTATCCCTATGTATAATACCTATGGATAGTCATGTTACGTGAGGATACTTTGGTTACTTATGGATACATAAGTAAAAAAAACAGATACAATGACAAACATGAATAACTATATAGATAACCAAAGTTAACCCATGTTTGACTCAGGATATACTCAATCAAACTCGTGTATACGTGTGTATACGCATGATGTACCTACGTTACGCTGGTATACGTGTATATGTGCCCAAGTGCACACGAGTATGTACGTGTGTTGCAAGAAGTATGCCAAGGTAGTGAAAACATTAGTACCCCTATGGGGGTAATTTGCATTCGTATGGATACTGTAGTATCTCAAATTTTTTTACCAAATATTTGCCTATGTATATAGTATACTATAGTATACCCATATCTAACATTCACTTCTCCCAATAGTATACCTATGGAAAAGGTGAATCTTAGCTACACCTGCATCCATGTAATATTCTCAGGTTGATACCTATCTTTACCTATGGCACTCTCCATGAACCTCTCTAGTTCCTCATCTAGCAACTTATCTTTCCTAACCTTGATCTCTTTATCTACGTCAGCAGCCATTTGTTCCACCCAGTATGCCACAGCCATTGACAGAACATCAATCCTATCATCATGAACAAGAGCACCTTTCTCTCTAGTAATCCTGGTCATCTGGTATGCAAGCATATACTTAGCTTGTTTCTCAGGTGGATAGTGCTGTACTGAAGAATAATCACGCTCAAGAGCTTTTCTATCAACCACAAGCCTATGCTGATTCATGACAGGCTCTAAGACATCAATGATTCTTCTCTCTTTCTGGATGTTATGTCTAACTTCTTCTATGGTAACAGGGTATACTTTAGTCAACACAGGTTTCAATAGCTCAGTAAACATACCATCACCAAAGTTTGATTCTACAATAATATAATTAACTTTATACTTTTGTGCTAGTACACTTATGGTCTTGAGTACATTCTCATCATATCCTCCTTCTATCCCACCAAAGTCAATTAGGTGTAGAACACCATTAAGCATCTTAACTACAGCGTATGCTGTTTCGTCTTTACCCCGACCACTAGGGTCTATAGCCATGACAGAACCCGTGTAATCAACGTAATCTCCAACAGTATCCAAGGGCTTATAATAAAAGTCACCAGGAAGACCAACATTAGGAATGTCAACAATCTTATCTTTATCTCTCCCCCATACTATCTTCTCAGGTGCTTTATCATTATCAACGTCCATGATACACAAGTCCTCAAGTTTCAGTGGATACCTATTAGCATCAGATAATGATGTATCAAGCATAAACTGAAGACTAAACCCAGATCTCCCGTAGGACAACTCACGTTCCAGTAGATCAGAATCTGAGAACCTCTTAGGGTCCGTGGGTTGCCCCATGAGTTCTGAGTCCTTTGTTATCTTATCAGAAATAAAAGGTGCGAGTTTACCTCCGTATTTAATTGTTCCAGAAGGAAACCTACTAGGCCAGATTCGTACCTTATACCCCCTTTCTGGTAGGAGTTCATATAGTGACATCTCGGTTTGAGGTGTACCGAGGTAAACCACTCGCCCATCAGGTTTCAAGACAGCATCAAATTCTTTGACAGCCTCAGAGATTTTATCTCTCATGGTTTGTGTCAGAGAGTTATTTGGAATCTCTACATCGTCTGCAATAATTATATCAGCCCTGCTTCCTGCAAGCTGACCTGTGATACCAGCACTCTTTACCGAAGGAGAATGTGAGGCTGATGACGGTCCTACGTCAAAACTGATCTTCGACTGCCGTTGCCCTTCCTTTGGTATCAAGTGCTGTAACAGCGGCATATCTTGTATAAGCCGCATGGTAAATGTGCTGAAGTCGTCTGCTCTTATCTTACTTGCAGATACCACCAGTATTTTAACTTCAGGATTAAGGTACAATTGGTGACATGCGAAGGCAGAGGTAATGTAAGATTTCCCTGCACCCCGAAATGCCTCTATAACAATACGTTTTTCATTCGACTGTAGATAGTCGGCTATATCATATTGTACTGGAGTAGGCTCTGGAAGGTTTAAATGGGACCACACGACAAAGAGAAAGTTACGGAAATCTCTTAGGTCATCTACTATCATTTCCATGCGTCTACGTCCGTTGTATGAATTACTATATATTTATTTCAGACTTAGGCATTAACCCAAGTTCATCTACGCAAACATCAGCTAACCTACTATATTCATCCTGCATAGGCTTACCTGACTTATCAACTACATCTTTATAAGTATATAGAACTCTAGTTTTATCTAATATACAATCACACACCAGACCATTAATTTCTTTGGTATGTGGGCTTTTAAGGTTGGCACCTTGAAAACAACCCATCCAGAGCAGTCTAATCTGCTGTGTAGTGAATGCACCTTTAGTTTTAATAGCCCAAGTAGAGGTAGGCATCAATAATGCTATCACGAGGGCTGTATGAATAATTATATTTCTTATCATAAGTTACTTTTCTTCGATGAGGATCACGCCTCACCTTCCTTATAGGCATATACGTGATCACTTCTTTTTACCCTTTTTAGGTGGGCGACCTTTTTTACTACCGTATGTTCCTGGTCCTGAAGGCATCAGTTACAATTCCATTTTCTTAATGATTTATTAATACGTGAATCTGGGTCACGTGCTGTTTTGCTAGAGGTCAGCTTTGCTTTCATACCTTTCATCCTAGCACAAAACGATTTCCTCCTCTTAGCACGTTTACCACTAGGCTTCTTTTCGGTAACTGCCATACTCAACTTGCTACCTGGGTTTTGCTTTCTGTATGAAGCTATGCCCTTTTTATTAAGTCCTCCAGATTCAGACTTACCTTCTTTACGTTGCCAAGCAGGAGATTTAGCCATTACTTCTTCTTCTTATATTTTGCGGTCTTTGCTGAGTCCACAAAGTCTTGCTTACTGGGTGCACCTTTGTCACCCGCTTTACGCATTTTTTCTCCACTACCTGCCTTAATACGAGCACGTTTTTTGTGGATATTTGCATAGAGTCCAGGTTTAGACATATTAAAATTTAGATATAAATCTAGCTATTGGTTGAATAAAGGGTAGCAGAGTAACTGCCATAAACATGTTGACACTTGTATGCACGAGTGCAATGTGTCTTGTAGTACCCGTTGGTATTCCATCGGATACCATTAGTCCTGCAAGCCAGATAGTACCTGTGGTACCTATGTTTGCACCTAGTACAGCGGCTATAGCAGAGGGTAATGGTAGGGCACCACTGGCTACCAAACCTACGATAGCAGTAGTGCTGAGTGAACTAGATTGCCACAGCAATGTACACACAATACCACCAAAGAACATCCAGTAGGGGTTACCCATAAAATACTGTAGGTGCTCAATGTTGCCCATAGCTTTCATGCCACCAGCAAACATCTTTAGACCTATGTAAAAGACAACAAGTCCTACCAGAGTAATAATGATAGGGTTGCCAAACTCAATTGATTTCACTTAGTTCTTCACGAGTTGGAAAGGGCATACTATTGACTAAATTGCCAAGAGGAGACCCTGCCACGGGTAATCCTTCGATACCATTGTCCTTTAGGAACTTTATGGCATTAGCCATATCCGCAGGTCTAGCTTCACCGTTCCTAATGCGGTTTAATAGTTCGACAGCAACTGTTCCGTGTAGTTCTTCTAATACTTCTTTACGTGCTTTCATTTTTTTGGTTTTATTGTAAGAACACTAGCTTTGTTACTTACTTTTTTCTTTTTTGAACTTCTAAGAGCAAATTTATGTTCTTTTGGTAAACGGGTATTTGCCGTTTCTTTTTTACTTTCGGCTATTCCTGTTTTTATTCTCTTTGAAGTAATCTGGTCAAGCCCATAAGTTGTCCCTTTTGTATCTGGGCTAGTATTAGTTCTAATTCTACTTGCAGAAGCCTCATCTAAAGCCATTTGTGTATCAAAATCAGAACTTAAATCTGAAGCATCCATAGGAGGCATATCATCCGCATATCCTGATTGATACTGAGCACTTTCTGTATCTGGTTTAGGAGCAGGTTTTTGTTTTAACTTTGGACCTTTATTTATTTTTAAGTCTTTTCGTGTCTTTTTTAATTGTTTAAGAGCACGAGCTTTTCTACCAGATTGTTTTGCTTGATTAAGAGCAAATTTAATAATCTTAGCCATTAGGTAAGTCCCTCTTGATAAACTGTTTTACCGTCATTTTTAACTGCTCTTAACACACGTTTCCTATTTTCTTCTTTGTTATAGGACACATGGACCCAACCAGAAGCAGGGTCTGAAGGTGTGTAGAACTCTAGGATTAACTGATCGAACTCAAGGTTATCCTTGATCCACTCAGCTAACTCCATGTTGCTGATAGCAGGGCACTCGATGTCCGCCGCCATGCCCTGCACATGCTGACTTGAGTCTCCGCTACCAATGGCACGGTTAAGCTCAAGTACACGTAGCCCAGAGTTGACATCAACACGACCATGAGCATTCCTAATCGGTTGCAACACGCAGTTCGTAAGAACAACGAGGTTAATCATTTGTTCTTTGTCTGGGTTATTGTTTATCCCATGTCGAACTGCTGTTGAAGACTTGGTAAGCTCTTTAAGACTAAAGTTTTTACTTAGTTTCATATATTGTCGTCACACGCACATGGGTCTGACAAGCATTTAGGGCACATAATCATCCTATGAACTCCTTAAATGATTTAAACTGGTTATCAGGCATCATATCTACAACATCATCTAACATTTTCTTCTGGTCTTCATCCAGGTTTCTTTCAATTGCGTCAGCAACGTGTTCTTTAGCTAACGACTGGGCTTGATCCAATACTAATGACTGGACTACATTAAGGAGTAACGCTGGTAGCATCTTCTTCTTTCGGTTTAGTGGGTTCTGGTGTGTGTTCTGGCTCATCGTGTGCTACTTCAAACCAATGTTTCCCCAACATACCTATGATGGGTAGAAAGGCACCAAAAGCCAAGTTAATAAGGTCTTTACTAGACTGAGCTAGTTCGTCAGGCTTGTTTACCATAGTAAATACTAACCATCCGAATAGACCGAAGGCAAGTAACGATATAAGAAACCTTGCCCAAAATCTAAGTTTCATAAGCTGTATATGTGGGTC